TTCTGATAGTCTAGCTGCTTCGGCATCTTGATCAGCTTTATATTTATCAATAGCAGTTGATGCCGGTCCAATACTTTGTATGCCTTGTGCGACTGCACGTCGTGGTAAGTTTTGAAAAAACCCAGCATCTCTAACTAATACATCATCTCCAACACCATAAGTTCCACCAGTTGCCTGTGCACCAGTTGCCTGTAGAGCATTGTCTTTTCCAAAATCAAAAGTAAGTGCACTTCTGTCTCTTACCGCTGATTGATAAGCTGGATCATAAATATCAACTTTAGGCCGACCTATTAGTTTAGATTGATCGCCAACGGTAATTTCATCACCCATAGGCATATTAGCAACATTAGTGCCTTGCATAAAATCACGTGATTCGTTTACTCCACGTTTTAAATAATCTAAAAAATTTTTATCAGACGCTGCAAAATCATAATTTATTGGTTTAGCTGCAGTGCTAATAGTATTGGTTCCGATTCTTGTTACAGGAAGATCTGTTCCGGTCACTGGACCAGTATCAGGGCCCACGGTCATAAGATCATCAGGACTTAACACTGGATCAGGTGTTGTTATTGGACCTTCTCTTACAATATCACTTGTAGTTTTTGTAGCATCACTATATGCCATTCTACTTGGATCTGATAATAAACTACCAAGTCCAGTTAAAACTTGACCAGTACCACTAATATCACCAGCAGTTTTACCTGATGATAAAGCCGTTAATAATTGCGGTACTAAATAACGCGACATGATCCCCGCTCCGGGGCCCATGAATGCTGGAGCAAGTAATGGTAAAAAAGGTGCCAACTCTTTAGGAATAATTTTGTCAGCTACTTTATTAGCTGCACTACCTAATGTTCTTTTTATTGCACTTCCAATTCCAAAAGCCATTTATTCTCCTGATTCCGCACCTATAGGTGGCATCTCTAGTATGTTAACTTTAATATCTACAGCTTTGGTGGTGGACCATAATTGGCCACACTGTGGGCAGGTGCCGATTGCCTGTTCTTCTGAATTTACCTCATAATCACAATTTTTGCAATAGATTCTCTGATAAACTTCTGGCTGTATTACCGGTATTTGTTGGCCATCTACAGTCTTATAAGTGATAGGTTTACCTTCTTTAATTAATCGCATTAAGATACCTCTAATGCTGACAGTACTACATGTAAATCATTAGCGTTTTCTGCTTGTACTTTTAGCTCTTCATCTTCGTTTAAAACTAAGGTGTTAGTTAACAATTCTACTGTAGTTTTAGCAGATATGTCTTTTTGTTTAAATAAACTAAAGACAGTATCACTACTATTTAACAACGTTATGGTTATTTCACACGCATTACTAGCATCATCATTTGATACTAAGATTGACCTAACTACACTAATAGTATTAGTAGGCACCGTGTATAGTGAAGTATTATCAGTAGTAGTTAAATCTACTTTTTTATTTAAAAATAAATCAGCCAATGAACCAGTTCCTTGCTAATGTTTCATCTTTAGTTTGTTGTTGATAACTAAAGTTTAGTTGCGTTACAATTTGTTCAAGCTCTCTTACCAATGTATCAAAGGTTTGTGTTTCGTATTGTGGTGTTGCTTGTGGTAATCTACCTATTACAATCTGTGCCATTATCTACCTCCATCCGGTTTTACATCTAGACGTAATGTACCAAATCTCCAATCATCATTAATTGCATTACTAGATATCACAATGTTGCCTTGTCTACCTCGACCACGTGTATCTATTTTAGTAGTAGTTGGAGTTACCGTTGATAAATTAATTCTAACATTAGTATAGTTAGTAACTTTTTTATTGTCTGTATGTGCAGCGGCAGTAGTAGAGCTTGTGCCACGAGTGCAGCCAGTCAATACACCAGTAGTATCATTATTAGCTGTATAAGTAATTAATTCAGTACCAATTAAAAATGTGCCTGAACTTGGAAACTGAGTAGAATCATCTACTGTTACTGTGGTGGCACTGCTAGTAATGGCGCCATTCAAAGTAGTTTCGTTAGTGATAGAGTTGTAGTCTTTAAAACTTAATAAAACATCAGCACTACCTTTTTGATTTTTAAAGTCAGGAATAAATCTTGATATAGACAATATTTGTTCACCGTCTTGTATGTCAAAATCACCTGATTGTATAAAACATTCTAAAGGATCTACGTCATTATTAACACCGTCTTCGTGTAGATAAACTACTGATGCACCAGCAGTTACACCAGTTACTGTTGGAACAGTACCAGTTTCATCTGCTTCGTATTCAGTGGCATAAGGTAATTCATATACACCTCGATCTATCCACGTAGTTCTTGCCATTGAATTAGTATACCAACTGTTTTCTAAATAATTATAAGTTACACAACGATCAATAACCGTAGAGTTTTTACTAGCATAGAACCAAGTAATTTCATTAAAGTCAGTATTAATACCTGCATAAACTAACCCTTGTTGTGTAATACTAAAATCATCAAATACATAATCTTGCACGGTGCAAGGCATTTTTTTAACCGAACCATCAAACATAAAGAATGCTTGTTGACTCATCCAAAACGTTGTGCCATTAACATCAACCGCCGCATGCGCAGAAACTGTACCACAGTTAGCTGCTATCTGTGATAAACCAAAGACAAATGGTGCACCAATAAATTGTAATGTGTGTAAAGAAGTATCAGTCCATATTAAGATAGAACCTCTAGATCTAACCGCAGACATAATTTTAGATCCATCTTGTATTCTAAACGATCCAGCAGTGTTGGTGCTGCTTGGTGTCCAAGTTGTAAAATCTTCTTGACTAGAGAATCTTAAAAACAAATCGTCTTGTGTTGTAGTTGTACCAATAGTAGTTTCAGTACCAAGTAAAATAACATGTCTATCTGGTGTTGATAAAATTAAATGCCTTGATGCTGTTGGTGCATTACCACTAGCAACCACGGCGCGCGTAGTAGCACCATTAGATTTGTCCCATCTAAATAAAGAACCATCACTAGCCAAAGCTAATAAGTCCTCACCAAAGTTTTCAAACACCCAGTATCTTGAATCTAGCACTGTTGTTGAAGTAGTGGCACCTTCGTTCCAAGCAGTAAAGCTTAAACCACTAGATATATCTTTAAGTATAGTTACTGTTGCATTGTCTGCATGTGTAGTATTATCATGACTACCAACCGCACTAACACTAGTAGTATCTGTTAAACTAGATAATCCCCGAATCACGGTTAAAGTATTACTACTAACCGACGATACTTTCATTATTTCTTGACCAACCATGATGTAATCGTTAGCCGCAAAGGTAGCACCGGTATCTACATCAACACCAGTTTCTGTTGCATCTAATGCCTCATTTAATTGATCGGTAACCACAGTAGTTGGTGTGCCATTCCATGCTGAAATACCCCAACCATAACCATAGATGTTTGAAGTTTGACCAGCGTTTATTTGATAAGCTGCATTTGCAGTAGCACTACTAGTAGCAGTACTTGAGGCTGCTGCCTTAGCTGTTATAGTGTAAGTGTTTATAGTAGGTGTAGATAAAATTTCAAACTCGCCTTCTAAGTTAGCTGCAGAAATACCACCAGTTGCTGCTGATACTGTATCAATAACTACAAAGTCACCAGTCAAAGCACCATGAGCAGAATCAGTTATAGTAACAGTAGTAGAACCACTGGTAGTGGCATAGCCAGTAATATTCCCGGTCCCCGATGCGCGTACCGGTGTGATGTCTGCTATTGCTCCTTCTACATATAGATATAGTTTTCTGTCAGTTCCTAAAGCTAAGTGTCTAGTACCGTCAAGCGAGGTCCATGCAAACTGATCGCGTACCGCGCCAATTAATTTTTCAGAAGTAAGTTTAGTCCAACCACCTATTTTTTCTGGTTGACCATAACGAAAACGTATGTTCTCACCGTCAATCCATTTACCCTCAGCACCATAAGCGGTGCTTTGTTTGTCAAATCCTGGTGCAAATTTTGTTGAAGCCAAAGGCATATATTATCTCCTTTGTTATGCTGTTCGTTTCCACATGTATACTGCAATAAATGGCGGCATATGATTAATTGCGGTGCCATCTCCACCAAGAGGTACATCCGCTTTATTGTATGCTGCACCAGATCCAGAAGAAGAACCTTTATTAGAGGGTGACTCTTCTATTTTAACAGATTCAGTTGTTTGTAAAGTTATGTCAGGTAAGTTAGTTTGTGCAATAGTGTGTGTTTTGCTACCACCAGTTTCTTCAACTGTATTAAAGTCAGAATCACTACTATCAATACCAATTAACATTCTACCAGTACCAAACGCTGACCAAGTTCCAAAACCTAATAAACTAGATGGATTAGTTGATACAACAGCTATGAACACAG